ATCAATTGAATGATAAGCATTCAAGTCTTGAGCGAACTCAGGAGTCCATACTGCCTTCAACTTACGTGTCTTAGCAACGATAGCCTCAGATTTCATTTCAAGATTGATTTCTGGAATATCTAAGCCAGATACTTCACCTGCTGTTGTTGGTAATGAATCTTCGAAGTCACCTCTTGTGATATCACTTGGAGCTTTTTGGTATGAAATAACTGCATTAATTACATCACCACCTACTGTTGTTGCACCAGTTGCTTTAACTAAGAAGTTAACAGTTGGAGTATCAGTTGATTTTCCTGTCCATCCAGATACCGTAGTAAATTGTGGATAGTAAGTATTAATACCAGAACCTGATATTTTGAAAGCTCTTACACCGTTACCATCTGCTAAATCTGCAGCAGCAAATTGCCAAGCTACAGTTGCATATTCAGTAAATGTACCTGATAATGATGCTGAAAATTCTGCGTCATGGTTTGTTCTATCCTTAAAAGTTGCTTGAGTTAATACTGATCCAGTTACAATGTTAGTTCCTGCAACACCTGTTGCATGTACTTTTGGTGATGCTGATGTTCCTATTGCACCTTCGTTAATAGAATATCCAAATCTACCTGCGCCATAAAGACCTTCAGTAGCTGGAGTAGTTCCATTTCTATCATCGGTTACACCGAAAACAGAATCATTTTGTGAATCTTTACCAGCACCAGTTGTAAATCCTGGTTGCTCTGTTTGGTACTTGAAGTCTAGGAAGAATACAAGTCCTGATGGTAAATTCATTGGTTGTACGCTTACGAAATCTTTTGCAGCTATTTCTGCGAAGATTCTACGTACTAATGGAAGAGCAACACCTGACCATTCTTCAGAATTAGCAGAAGTACCTGTTTGGTTTGCTTCAGATACCAATTGTTTCGCTTGGTTTTCTAAAAGCACAGCCATACCAGTTTTTTCATACTCCTGATTCATTCCTTCTAAAAGTCCTGTTCTTTCCCATTTTTTTACTAAACCGCCTGTCACTGCTTTTTGTTTTGCAAGTGTATCATTCGGCATTAAAGAATTAATGTTCATTTAATTTCCTCTTTTTTTAATCTTAAATAAGTCCAGCTAATTTCTTAAATCTATTTGCCACTTGAGAGCCTTCCGAAAGGACTCTTTTTGATGGTCTAGTAGATCTAGAAGCTTTACTTGCGTAAGATTCTTTAATTGTTTTTACTCGCTTTTGTCCACCATTAATCTTAAATGATTCAGATAATGTAGCAAATACTAATTTAACTTCTCTCAATGAATGAGCTCTGTCAAAGTTTTCAATAACTTTCATTTTCTGACCTTCGTTTAGGTTATGGTTTCTAAATAATTTGTTTGAGAATAATAGTTTGGCATTTAATAGATTTACTTCATTTAATTTAGATTTCATAAATCTAATTACTTTGTAAGCTTCTTCTAATTCTGCTTCTGCTTCATCTTCACCTTCTTCTAATGCAGGTCCGTTTTCTGGTTCAGCCGCGTTAACGTCATCGCCTTCTTCTTCTCTTAATGCATTGATGATCTCTTCTAGGTCAACATCTTCTTCTTCACCTTCTTCAGATAGTTTTCCTTTTCCTGGATCTTCTTCATCTTTTGCATCTGCTGCATCCATTTTGTTGTCACCTTTGCCGATATCAGTTGAATCAGATTGTTCTTCAACAGTCTCTTCTTCATCTTCGCCTTCAGTAACTTCTTCTTCTTCTCCTTCAAGCTCTCGTAAGATTGCTTCAAGTTCAAGATCTTCTTCCTCTTCTGCTACCGGTTCTTCAACTGGTGCTTCTTCAGGTGCTGGTGCTGCCATTTCTTCGTCTTCAGTTAATTCATCTGAATATGCATCGTCCATTTCAGCTACTGGTTCTTCAACTGCTGGTTCTTCAACAGGTGCTTCTTCAGGTGCTGGTACGTCCATTGGTAATTCATCTTCAGCTACAGGCTCTTCTTCGTAGCCCATTTCTTCGTCTTCAGAAAGTTTTGCAGATAACATAGATTGAAGTCTAGGTGTAAATGCTTCCTCTAGTGCTAATTTTGCATTTGCTAATGCTGTTTCTCTAACTGCTTTAGCGTCTGCGATTGCTTCTTTCAATAATTTGTTCATTGAATTTCTCCTCTTAATTTATAATTTTGTCGGAAATAAGAATATTAGGATTCTTAATAG